TGGTCTAATCATGTTGGAATGTCTGCCAATAGCTATGCTGGCTTTATGGCAAACTCTTCCAATATCTATACCGAAGCAACATACGTTAAACTAGCTTCACCAACCAATCAGCTAATCACCAGTGACATTAGCATTAGTGGTAATCTAACAATTCAGGGTGAAGTTACTTACGCTAACACAACACAGCTTCAAGTTGGCGATAACATTATCACACTTAATGCTGATCTACCTGAAACACTACCTCCACTAGAAACATCTGGCATTGAGGTTAATAGAGGTAATAAAAACTCTAACGCTGCATTGCTTTGGATCGAGTCCGCTGAGAAGTGGGCGCTTACCGGTAATGCTGACGAAACAATTACCACATACATTGCATCAAATACCGATCTTGGTAGTGCTTTTGATGTTGTCAATGCTGCTTATGCATCTGCCAACTCTAATTGGACTGTTCAAAACCTAGTTTATGCTACAGTCAATGCAAACTACACAATGGGCAATGCTGGTTATGTTGCTCTTAATGCAGCATACGATACAGTCAATACCGTATATGCTTCTGCCAATTCCAACTGGACAGTTCAGAACCTAATCTATGCAACCACTAACGCTAACTACGTTATGGGTAATGCTGCGTATGCAACTCTAAATGCTGCGTATGATACAATCAACGCTGATTATGCGTTCACCAATTCTGCGTATGCCTCTATCAATTCTAACTGGGAAGTTCAGAACCTAGTCTATGCGACTGTTAACGCAGACTATGTTATGTCTAATGCAGCGTATGAAACTCTAAATGCTGCATATGATACGGTTAATGCGACTTATGCATCTGCAAACTCTAACTGGCAGGTTCAGAACGCTCTATATGATCTAACCAATACAGTTTATGCATCAGCTAACTCCAATTGGGAAGTCCAGAACCTAGTCTATGCAACTACCAATGCTGCATATGTCATGGGCAACGCTGCATATGAAACAATCAATGCTGCCTATGATACAGCCAACTCTAACTGGGAAGTCCAGAACGCTCTATATACAGTTGCTAATTCCGTTTATGACACCTCAAATTCAAATTGGGAAGTCCAGAACGCTGTTTATCAACTAGCAAACACAATCTATGCTGCTTCCAATTCTAACTGGGAAGTGCAGAATCTTGTATATGCCACAGTCAATGCCAACTACACAATGGCAAACGCTGGTTATGAAACTCTAAATGCAGCATATGACACAACCAATGCTGTCTACGCTTCCGCTAACTCAAACTGGGAAGTTCAAAATCTAGTTTACGCTACAGTCAACTCCAGCTATGTCATGGGCAATGCTGGATATGAGACACTTAATGCTGCATATGATACCACAAATGCTGTCTATGCATCAGCTAACTCTAACTGGACTGTGCAGAATCTAGTTTATGCAACCATAAATGCCAACTATGTGATGGCAAATGCTGGTTATGAAACTCTAAATGCAGCATACGATACTGTTAATACTGCATACACAATGGGTAATGCTAACTACATTACAACCAATGCAAATTATGATACAACCAATGCAGTATATGCTTCTGCCAATTCAAATTGGACAGTTCAGAACCTAATCTATGCAACTGTTAATGCAAACTATATCATGTCCAATGCTGGATATGAGACACTTAATGCTGCATATGACACAACCAACACAGTCTATGCTTCTGCCAACTCAAATTGGGTTGTCCAAAATCTAGTATATGCTACCGTTAATGCTTCATACACACTAGCCAATGCAGCATACGCTAATGCTAACTCACTAGCAATCGGTGCTAACAACTGGGCAAATACCAAGCTATCCAATACACATAACGTTTGGTTCAACGGAAGTCTAAACATTCCTGAGGATCTATACATTGGTAGAAATATCACCAATGTGACGCAGGTAATCTTTAACACTGGAACAAACATCAATCCAACCGTTCCTGGTGCGCTTACATGGTCACAGGACGATCTAACACTTCGTCTTGATATGAATACGCCTACCAATGTTATTCAGAAGATTGGTCAGGATCAATACTATCTTGTCAAGAACCAAACTGGCGAGACGATCACCAAGGGTACCATTGTTAAGTTTGCTGGCACGATCGGTGCTTCTGGTAGACTACTAATCTCTAAAGCCACTGCTAACAATAGCGGTCCATCTGATCATATCATGGGTATGGTTGCATCCGACATTCTAAATGGTGGTGATGGGTTCGTCCAGTCATTTGGTAAACTTCGTCAGATGAATACCAATGGATTCAACGAAGGTGATATACTATATCTGTCAACTACTACACCTGGCGGATTACAGAATACACAGCCTAATGCACCTAACAATAAAGTTTCCGTTGCTATTGTTATTAACAAAAGCACTACTCAAGGCGTATTGCAGATTAGACCAGTTCTTAGTTCTAATCTCGCCGATGATGAACTGGTAGAACTAAATGCGCTGGCTAACGGCGACTTTATTAGATTTAACTCCGCTAACGGTCGCTTTGAAAACTTTAATGAGAACGCTACTGGTCCTGCTATCAATGCTGTGGCAGCTTTTGCTCATTCAAATTCTGTTGCCATCGCTGCAAATGCATGGTCAAACACAGTAGGTATTGCAGGTAACAACTACACAGATCACGTAGGATTGTCAGCTAATGGTTATGCTGGCTTCATGGTCAACTCTTCCAACTCATATGCTAACGCAACATATGTTAAGCTAGTTGATGGATTGCAGGCAATTGTTAGTGATCTTGATATTGCTGGTAACGTAAGCATTGATAAAAATCTATTTGTAGCTGGTAACGTTTACTTTACCGACTCACAGACACTAAGGGTTGGCGACTCCCTAATTTATCTTGCGGGAAACAACTATACATCAGATCTTGTCGATATCGGTTTTGTGGCTAACTATGTCAATGCCTCAAGCATTAATGTTCACACTGGTCTATATCGTTCTCATATTAGTAAGGAATACTACCTATTCCAAGAGTATAATGACGAACCTCATGACAACTACATTGATTATACAGGCAATAACTTTACACTAGCTGTTCTTAACGCTGATCTAATCACCAACAATCTAGTTCTTGGTGGCGCAAATACCATCGAGTGGATTGCTAGTGCATTTGACAAGGCTAACGCAGCTTATGTTAATGCTAATGCCGTATCAATCGGTGCCAACACATGGGCAAATACAGTTGGTGAAGCTGGAAACAACTACACCGATCATGTCGGCACTTCGGCTAATAGCTACATGCTATATTCTACCGAGTCTGCCAACTCATATGCCGGTTACATGGCTAACAGCTCCAATTCATATGCATATGATGTTGGTGTTGCTGGTAACTCTGTAACATATCACGTTGGTATATCTGGTAACGCATATACAGATCACGTAGGTGTTTCTGGAAATGCTTATACCGATCATGTAGGACTATCTGTCAATACATATGCTTCCATTCTTGCTGCTAACAATGCAGCCGGTGGAAACACATGGGCAAATACCGTCGGATTCTCCGCAAACACTTATGCATCTATTCTAGCAGCTAATAACGCTGCGGGTGCAAACGATTGGTCAAACACTGTTGGAACCTCAGCTAACTCCTATGCTGGTTTTATGGCAAATAGTGTCAATAGTTGGTTCACAGTTGTTACAATCTCTGGCAATACATATGCTGGTGAAATGTCCAATAGCGTCAATGCTTGGGCAAACTCCGTAGGCGTAGCTGGAAATAGCTATACTGATCATGTCGGTCTATCCGTAAATGCCTATGCTTCAATCCTTGTTTCAAACAATGCTGTTGGAGCCAACAATTGGGCTAACACCGTTGGTGTAGCAGGAAACAACTACACCGATCATGTCGGCTTCTCGGTTAATACATACGCTTCAATTCTAGTTTCCAACAATGCGATTGGTTCGAATAATTGGGCTAATACAGTAGGAATTGCGGGTAACAACTACACAGATCACGTTGGTGCATCTGGTAACGACTACATGCTCTCCGTCACAACTGCTGGTAATAACTATGCTTCCGTATTGGTTGCTAACAATGCAGTTGGTTCTAATAACTGGGCGAATACAGTTGGTATCGCTGGAAACAATTATACTGACTACGTAGGTGCTTCTGGCAACTCATACACAAACGCTGTCGGAGTAGCCGGTAACAACTATACCGATCACGTAGGCGCATCTGCTAACACATTTGCTGACGATACCTATTATAAGAAGACTGGCGGTCTAATCTCTGGTGACGTTGGTATCACAGGCAATCTAACAATTTCTGGAACAACAACCTATGCTAATACTCAGCAGCTACAGGTTGGCGATAATGTCATTGTTCTAAATGCCGATCTACCACTAAACGTTACACCAATTGATGATGCTGGTATTGAAGTCAATCGTGGTGATAAGAACGCTAATGCAGCTCTACTTTGGATTGAAACCACCGAACAGTGGTCGATCACAAATAATGTGGATGAAGCTATCTCCACATTCATTGCTTCAAACACACTAGTTGAGACATACGCTACAGCAGGTAACAACTACACCTATAATACAGGTATTGCTGGAAACAACTACACAGATCACGTAGGCGCTTCTGGAAATGCATATACCAATTATGTCGGTGTAGCGGGAAACAACTATGCATCAATTCTTGCCGCTAACAATGCAGTGGCAGCTAATGCATGGGCAAATACTGTAGGAATTGCAGGCAATAACTATACCGACTTTGTTGGTCTATCTGCTAATACTTACGCTTCAATACTAGCGGCTAATAACGCTGTCGGTGCCAATAACTGGGCAAATACAGTCGGAGTTGCTGGTAATAACTACACAGACTACGTAGGTCTTTCAGTCAACACCTATGCATCTATCCTAGTAGCAAATAACGCAACTGGCGCTAACAACTGGGCTAATGCAGTTGGTGTTGCTGGAAATGCATATACTGACTATGTAGGTACAGCAGGTAACAACTGGACAACCGCTACATTTGCAACTCTAACAAACGTAGCCTTTATCTACGATACAACCAATACAGCATTCGGCGTTTCAAATGCTTCATTCATTCATGCAAATGCTGCATATGACACAGTTAATGCTTCCTATGGGTCTTCAAACGCTAACTGGGAAGTTCAGAACAATCTATACTCAATTGCTAACGTTATCTTTAACGTAGTCAATTCAGCATTTAATACAGCTAACTCTGGTGGCGCTGATCTTGGTCCTGCTAATACATGGTCCAATGGTGTTGGTATGTCAGCTAACTCATATGCTGGCTTTATGGCAAACAGCGCTAATGCGTTCACCGTAAATGTTTACGAGTCAGTCAACTCCAATTGGACAGTTACAAACGCTACTTACGATGTTGCTAACACAGCTTATGCATCTATCAATTCCAACTGGGAAGTTCAGAACGCTCTATATACCGTTGCTAATACAGCATATGATTCAGTAAACTCTAACTGGACTGTTCAGAATCTAGTCTATGCTACAGCTAACTCTGCATACGATGCTGCTAATAACGTAGGACCTCAAATTGCTCCTACTTACAATACAGCAAATGCAGCGTTCATTCATGCTAATGCAGCCTTCGATTCTGTAAATTCTGTAGCTATCGCTGCCAACTCATACGCTAGCCAAACATATCTACCATTTACTGGTGGAACAATTACTGGTGATCTTGTTATCACTGGTAACGCAACAATCTCTGGCGAAACAACTTATGCTAATACCCAGACATTGTTGATTGGCGATAACATTCTAACTCTAAATGCTGATCTACCAGTATCCGTAGCACCTTCTGAAAACGCAGGTCTACAGGTCAATCGTGGATCTAGTGCTAATGTTTCGCTAGAGTGGAACGAAGGTATTGATAACTGGACATTCACAAACGATGGAACATTCTATCTAAAGATTGCATCCAATACAGATGTTGAGAATAGCGTATCGTTTACACAGGCTGTCTATGCTGCCGTAAACTCAGCATTTGTAACCATCAATACAGCATTTACTCAGTCTAATGCAGAATACACCACAACAAACTCTGCATATGCTCTAGCTAATGTGAACTATGGTTATTCAACAGGAATTGCCAATGGTAGTGTTACAATCAACAATATCTCGCTTTCAGGAACAATCAATCCTGGAACAGTTCATGTTGCTAATCAGATTCTAACTGATGCTGCAGGAATTGATTGGAACACCGCTGTAGGTCCTGTTGCTACTGTAACTCTTGGTGGTAATAGAACAATGAACGCACCAACTAATCTAAAGGTTGGAACATATGTTCTACACGTTGTTCAGGACGGTACAGGTGGCAGAACAATCACTTGGAACTCAATCTTCAAGTGGCCTGCTGGTATCGCACCAACACTAACAGCAACAGCTAATCGCCGTGATATCTTCTCATTCATCAGCGACGGCACAAACTTGTATGGCTCTTATCTACCAGACGTAAGGTAATTAAATGTCTCTAAACAAACCGGCTAACAAAGAAGAACTTAAAGACTTTTGCCTAAGACAGTTAGGTTACCCTGTCATTCAGATTAACGTTGATGATGAACAGGTTAACGATGCTATCGAATTGGCTTTTGAGTATTGGAATGAGTTTCATTTCAATGGAACCGAACGCACATATGTCAAGCATCAGGTGACCGCACAGGACAAGGCTAATCGTTTTGTTACTGTAAGCGATTCCCTTATCGGTGCAACCAGAGTATTCAAGGTTGGTCAGAATAAGATGGCAATGAATATGTTCGACCTTCGCTATCAGCTGCGTCTAAACGATCTATGGGATCTATCATCCACATCATATGTCAATTATTCTCTAACGATGCAGCATCTAGCCACACTTGATCTAATCTTTACTGGCGAAACACCAATTCGTTTCAATCGTCTTACTGATAAGCTATATATCGATTGGGACTGGGAAAACGATATAGCCATAGATGAATATATTGTCATTGAAGGCTTTATCATTACTAATCCAGATACTTATACACAAGTTTGGAATGATCGTATGCTCAAAAAGCTAGCCACATCTTATGTCAAGAAACAGTGGGGCACCAACATGTCCAAGTTCGATAAGATGCAGCTACCAGGCGGCGTAACAATGCGTGGTGTTGATATCTTCAATGAAGCAGTAAACGAGATTAAAGAAATTGAGGGTGAGATTCGTTCTACTTACGAAGCACCTCCAGGATTTTTGGTAGGCTAATGGCAATCAATCGATACTTTAACAACTTCCCTGGTCAAAATCGCTTTAACAATGAGCATCGTCTCATGGAAGATGTTATTGTCGAATCCATTGAAATCATGGGTCATCAGGTCTACTACATTCCAAGAGAGTCCTTTGATAACGGTGATATGATCTTTGGTGAGTATTCAAAATCAAAGTTTGATAAAGCATATTCAATCGAGGCTTATCTTGCTAACGTCGAAGGCTTCGAAGGTGACGGTGACTTTTTTTCCAAGTTTGGACTAGAGATTAGAGATACCTCTAACTTTGTTATATCTCGCCGTTCATTCACACGTGGTCTTCCTACTACAATGAGAGAAAGACCACAAGAAGGTGATTTGATATTTGTTCCTTTGATGCAGCGTATGTTTGAAATCAAGTTCATTGAAAAGAAGCTGATGTTTTACTCTCTAGGCAATAGAGAGCCATACATTTACGAAATGCGTTGTGAACTATTCAGATTCAGTGAGGATGAGATTAGCACAGGTGTTGAAGAAATTGATCGTGTTGCAGAAGAAAACTCATACACAATGAAGCTAAACATCGAGACAACCGGTTTCAGCAACTTTATAGATGGCGAAGTTATCTATCAGTCACCAGATGGAACATGGGCAAACTCCACCTCTCATGCTACAATCAAGGATTGGTATAAAGCTAACGGAACAATGTTTATCTATGACATTACCGGAAACTTTACCGCAAACAACATTTATGGTAATACATCTTTGGCTATCTATGCAGTAACATCTGTCGATGATGAAAAGAACGATTATGTTTCATTCGACATTTTCGATAACAAAGATTTTGACACAGGAGCCGATTTGGTTCTTGATCTATCCGAAATCAACCCATTTGGAACACCTTAATGCTTGGTAACGCACATTACTATCATCAGCTAACTCGTAAAGCGGTCGTTCTTTTTGGACGATTGTTTGATGATATCTCTATCATTCGTAAGAACGATCAAACTGGTGAAGAGGTTAACCGCTTTCTTGTTCCTATCATTTATTCTCCAAAAGAGAAGATGGTAACCCGTGTCTTTTCTGATCCTGATCTTACTAGACAGTTGCAGGCTATTCTTCCTCGTATGTCTTTTGAGATTACAGGAATCACATACGACTCAGCTAGAAAGCAAAACAATCTATTAAAAGCGGCTACACCAATGCCTGGTGGGCACACCGCATCTGCTGCTTATATGGGTGCTCCATATGATCTAAACTTTCAGCTAAACATTTATGCTAGAAACATTGACGATGGCACACATATCGTGGAGCAAATTCTACCATTCTTCAATCCTGACTTTACCGTGTCAGCATCTATGGTACCCGATCTAGGATTCGTCAAAGATATTCCAATCGTTCTTAATAACGTAACAAATAACATCGAGTATGAAGGAAACTATGACTCGGTTCGTTATGTGTATTGGACTTTGAACTTTACGATGAAACTTCACTACTATGGTCCAATTACATCACCCAAGATCATTCGTTCTGTCTATACAAATATCTACAATGATGAAAACCGCAATCCATCATATATCACCAAGATGATTGTGGCTAATGCTAATGGAACGTTTAAGATTGAGGATACGGTGTATCAAGGACCTAGTCTCAAAAATGCTACAGCCAAGGGTATTGTTCTTAGCTTTAGAGAAGATTCAGGACTATTGACATTGGGTGCCACACAGGGAGAGTTTGTGGTAAATACAAACATTCATGCGGCTTCCACTAATGCTGCCGGCGTTATGGCATCATATTTCGAAGAACCTTTCAAGGTCGCTGAAATCAACATTCAACCGAATCCTATTGATGCTCAACCTGGTGATGATTACGGTTATTCAATCACTATTACCGAAACATACTAAATATAAGAAACTCGGGATAAGGCAAAATGTCACAAATAATTATCAATGTTGGTTCAACATCTAATGACCACACAGGCGATACGCTTCGTGGGGCTTTCATCAATGTCAACGCAAACTTTACAGAAGTTTATGACCAATTTAGTGGCATCAATGCCATTGCTTCAAATGCTTATGATCAGGCAAACGCAGCCAATGTTCTAGCCTACAATACAAGTATTAATGCCAACAATGTTGGTATCAATGCAAACAACTGGTCAAATTCATACGCTACTACTATCGGTGTATCATCCAATAACTATGCTGGTTATGTAGGCAACTCTGTCAATTCTGTCGTTAGCACTACAGGCGCATCAGCAAATCTATACTCTAATAGAGTTGGAGCAGCTGGTAATGCTGTTATTACCATTGGACTAGCTTCCGCAAATGCTTGGTCAAACTCTCTAGCTGCTCTTGGCACCAGCTATGTCAATGACGCTCTAACCGCAGATAGAGCTTACAACAATACATCATTTGCAGCAGCTAACAACTGGGCGAACGCAACATTCCAAACTCTTTCCAATGGTACCGCTGCATACGCTACAGCTAATCAGGCTCTTGATCTTGCCACTACAGCTCTACAAAATACAACAACCACACTAGCTGGCTCCTTTACAGCACAAGGATTAGTCTCAGACTTTCTGGGTCCTGTTCGTGAAAAAAGAACGATCACCGTTAACTCAAATTCATCCATTCAGGCTGCTGAGACTAACATCATTGCTAATAACTCAGGATCAATCTATCTTAGCTTGGATAATGATGGAAACTTTCCATATTCCGCTAATATTGGTGCTAAGATTGAAATTCATCAGTTCGGTCCTGGTCAGACGACAATTAGAGCAAATGACGCCTTTGTTAATGTGTTCTCAGCCAATAACTGGGCAAACGTTGCTGGACAGTATATGACAGTAAGTCTTGTCAAGATTAGAGCTAATACATGGATGCTAACAGGAGACTTGAAAGCGTAAGGATATAATATGGGTGTTGAGAAAAATTTATCGGATGCTCTAGGCATCGAACATGTTCCTGCCGTCATAGAAGAAACAGGAAGAGAAATCGTCACACCTGAACCCGTCAAGACGGACGACGATCAGGATGAGGACTATCGTCTAGTTAGAAACACCCTTCGCAATCTAATTGAGAAGGGTAATGACGCATTGGAAGATATCTCCACTATTGCTAGACAGAATGAATCAGCGAGAGGATTCGAGGTCGTAGCTAATCTAATCAAGACTGTAGGTGAAACATCGAAAGACTTGTATAATCTACAGAAGATGAAACGTGATCTTAAAGAGCCTGATCCAGAATCAGATCCTCGTAAGAAAAGCGCAGACGGTAATATCAATGTAGAGCAAGCTGTGTTCGTTGGATCGGCTGCTGAATTGCTATCAGCGATAAAGAACAAGAAAGAAGAACAGAAGATTATAGATGGCTAGATTACCACATTCGTATCAGAATAATCCAAATCTACCGAATGAGCAATATCGTCATGCCTTCACACAGGCTGAGCTGGATGAGTATATCAAATGTGCTGATGATCCTGTCTATTTTTCTAAGAAGTATATTAAGATCATTAACGTTGACCGCGGTCTCATGCCATTTGAAATGTGGGACTTTCAGGAGCGTATGCTTCAAACCTTCCACGACAATCGTTTCTCTATTTGTAAGCTACCTCGACAGGTCGGTAAGTCTACCACCAGTGTCGCTTACATTCTTCATCAAGTATTGTTCAATGAGAACTTTGTGGTTGCTATTCTTGCTAACCGAGCACCAACAGCTAGAGAACTATTGGGTAAATTGAAACTCGCTTTTGAGTATCTTCCTATGTTTTTGAAGCAAGGCATCAAAGAGTGGAACAAGGGTTCAATCTATCTTGCAAATGGTTCAAGAGTGCTTGCTGACTCCACATCTGGTAGCTCTGTTCGTGGTTTCTCGTTCAACCTAATCTTTCTTGACGAGTTTGCGTTCGTTCCCAACAATATTGCTGAGGAGTTCTTTAACTCAACCTATCCTACAATTTCATCTGGTAAGACTTCTAAGGTCGTTATCGTTTCTACACCAAACGGTATGAACTTGTTCTATAAGATGTGGACGAAAGCGGTTGAAAAGACTTCAACCTACATGCCGATTGAAATTCACTGGTCGATGGTACCCGGAAGAGACGAGGCGTGGGCAGCAGAAACTATTCGAAACACCTCTCAGAGACAGTTTGATCAAGAGTTTGGTTGTGAGTTTCTCGGATCATCTAACACACTAATCAACGGCGCTAAACTCGCTGCGCTTCATTGGAAAGAGCCAATCGCTCGAATGGAGTGTATGGATATCTTTGATCAACCCGAGCCAAAGCATACCTACGTATTGTGTGCTGACGTTGCTGAGGGTCAGGGTCTGGACTATTCTTCATTCTCTATTTTTGACGTTACAACTATCCCATATCGTCAGGTGGCTAAATATAGAAACAACGAAATTGACCCCATTCGCTTTCCAGCGGTAATCTATTCAGCCGCTAAAAAGTATAACGAGGCTTTCGTTCTAGTTGAAATCAATTCTATTGGTCTACAGGTAGCAGATATTCTTCACTATGAACTAGCTTATGAAAATCTGCTAAAGTTTCAACAAAAGGGTAAACAAGGTACCCAGTGGTCAGGCGGGTTCGCTGCCGGTAAGAATAAGCTAGCCTTCGGTCTAAAGATTACACCCCAATCCAAGATGATTGGGTGCGCTAACTTGAAGACCCTAGTAGAAAACGACAAATTGATCCTTCAGGACGAAGACACGATTACTGAGCTGTTTTCGTTTGCTGCCGACAAAAAGTCATTTAAGGCTGAAGAGGGTTCTAATGACGACTTGGCTATGACCCTTGTTCATTTTGGCTGGTTGACAGCCCAGAAGCTATTTAAAGAAACGGTTTCGAATGACATTCGCTATGTGCTACAGAAAGAGATATCATATCTTGAAGATGTAGAAAATGTGCCCTTTGGGTTTATCGATAATGGTATTGATAGTCCTCATGACACCGAAATTGATGCTAGTGGTGACCGATGGGTTCGTGAAAGAGAGCAACTATACCCGTTTGATGACCTAAACTACCAGTGGGATGGGCGGCTATAGTTTCTGAAAAACACCAAAACGATAAATATTGGTTGAAATGGATATTTACACCATTCCAACCTACAGAGGAGTAAAAGATGGCATATTCACTTTCCCCAGGCGTGACATGGTCCGAAATTGATCTTACGACCGTTGTTCCCGCCGCATCTACTACAGAAGGGGCATTTGCCGGAGACTTTGATTGGGGTCCTATCGATGAGGTAGTGTCAATTGCTAATGAGGTCGAGCTAGTTCGCTGGTTCGGTAAGCCTTCAGATAATACAGCAGTTTCATTCTTCACCGCAGCTAACTTCCTAGCATACGGTGACAACCTACGAGTAGTTCGCTCAGCCAATACAATTGGTGCAAAGTGCGCCACATCTGGTAATACTGCAGCCCTAGTTAAGAATAGAGACGACTGGGACGTAAACTGGGACGTATTCGGTACCAACGATCCTAAGTATGGTATGTTTGCATCCCGTTATGCAGGCACCCTAGGCAACGATATTCGAGTTTGCGTATTCGCTAAAGCAGGTGTTAATTCTTCTGATGCTGATTGGGCATCATGGGAGCAGGCATCACAGTTCAGCGGTCCTCCAGGCACCTCAACCTATGCGGCTAACCGCAGCGGTGCTAACGACGAAATGCACATTATCGTCCTAGACGTTAAGGGCACCTTCACTGGTGGTTCAGCAAATTCTGTCCTAGAAAAGTATTCAAACCTTTCTAAGGCTGTTGACGCAACCAACGATGATGGTTCATCCAACTACTGGGTCAACGTTCTAGCTGATCGTTCAGCTTTCGTATGGCCTATCAATAACGCTATTTCTAACACAACCCAGCCAGTTGTTCAGACTACCACATGGGGTTCAGCAGCTTCTGGAACAAACTTTGCTCAGTCAAATGCATCCTTCAACTTCACTCTTGCCGGTGGTGTTCTAGCTTCTCCAAATGATGGACAGCTACAAAACTCCTTCGTTAAGTTTGCTGATACCGATGCTTATGACACATCACTAATCATGACTGGTGGTGCTTCTAACACAGTCTGTAAGTATGTTATCGATAACATTGCTTCACCTGTTGGCACATATGGTCGTGGCGACGTGGTTGTATTCGTATCACCACAGTATACCGACGTTATCGATCAGCCAGGTCAGGAAGTTACTAAGTCTATTGCAACCAGAAACTTCTATGGTTCATCTTCTTATGCCTTCATGGATTCTGGATGGAAGAAGCAGTTTGACAAGTATAATAACAAGTATCGCTGGATTCCTCTCAATGGTGACGTTGCTGGTCTATGCGCCCGCACCGATCAGACAAGAGACGCATGGTTCTCACCAGCCGGTCTAAATCGTGGTCAGATCAAGAATGTTACCAAACTATCTTGGATGCCTACTAAGACTGATCGTGACAACCTATACAAGAATGGCATTAACCCTGTTGTAACATTCAAGGGTGAAGGAACTGTTCTTTACGGCGATAAGACACTACTTGCCAAGCCATCTGCATTTGATCGTATTAACGTTCGCAGATTGTTCATTGTGCTAGAGAAGTCAATCTCCAAGGCAGCTAAGTATTCACTATTCGAGTTCAATGACGAATTTACAAGATCACAGTTCGTTGCTCTTGTAGAGCCATTCCTACGTGACGTTAAGGGTCGCCGTGGTATCTATGACTTCCGAGTTGTTTGTGACGAAACAAACAATACACAGCAGGTTATCGATTCCAATCAGTTCGTAGGCGACATTTATATTAAGCCAGCACGTTCTATCAACTTTATCCAGTTGAATTTCGTGGCGGTTCGCTCCGGAGTTGCCTTCTCCGAAATTGTTGGCAAGTTCTAATAAATAAAGGAAAAGGAGAAAACTCAAATGGCTTTTAATGTCAATCAGTTCAGATCAACAATGATCAACGACGGCGCTCGCCCAAGTTTGTTCGAAGTTGTTATGAGCCTACCACCAATTCTAGGTGCAGGTGTTCCATTGACAAACGATATCATCTTCAGAGTGAGAGCATCCTCACTACCAGGAGATGGTGTTTCATCAATCGAGGTACCATACTTTGGTAGAACAATCAAGATTGCTGGAACAAGATCATTCCCAGATTGGTCTTTCACAATCATCAATGACGAAGACTTTATTGCACGTAGAAATCTTGAAACATGGCTAAACCTAATTAACGGACACGTATCAAACCTACGTGCCCCACAGGCTCTAGCCGCTGCATCATATCAGTCCGACGCTATTATTACTCAGTTCAGTAAGGCAGGACCTGCAATCAAGAGCTATAAGATGGTCGGTTGTTTCCCAACTGACGTTGCTCCAATCGAACTAGATTGGGGTCTAGGTGATCAGATTGAAGAATATGGTGTAACATTCGCTTATCAGTGGTGGGAATCTCTAGATGGTTCCACCGATATGTCTGGTGCATAATCCATCATAAATAGTATTATCCATGGGGCTTCGGTCCCATGGATTCTTCATCATGTTTTAAGGAGTAGGGACCATTCGCTTTTTCGGCTTTCAAATCGGTGCAGACGAACAAGATAAAATTGATCGTCAGGGACAACCCATTCAAAAAACATTTGCTGTTCCACAGTCAGATGACGGCGCTGTTACAGTTGCTGGTGCTGGCTACTATGGAACATATGTCGATCTAGATGGCACGTTTAGGAATGAAACCCAGCTAATCACAAAGTATCGTGAATTAGCTATTCAGCCTGAAATGGAAACAGCGATTGATGAAATTGTGAATGAAGCAATCGTTATTGAGGATTCAGGAACGTCTGTTGAAATCAATCTCGATGAAGTCAAAGCTCCTGCCCAGATCAAACGTAAGATCGAAGAAGAATTTAACTACATTTTAAAACTACTAAACTTTGGTAACATGGGACATGATATCTTTCGTCGTTACTATATCGACGGTAGATTGTATTACCATATTGTTATCGATGAAACCAATCCTGCCCTAGGTATTCAGGAACTAAAGTATATCGATCCTCGCCGTATTCGTAAGATCCGTGAAATCCAAAAGATGCGTGATCCTTCCACAGGCGTCGAGCTAATCAAAAAGACAATTGAATATTATCTATACAACGAAAGAGGAATGATTGGTGCTGGCACTAATCTTGGCGCAAAGATCGCAGTTGACTCTATCGTAAATGTTAATTCGGGTATCATGGATCCAAAGCAGACCATGGTGCTTTCATATCTACACAAAGCAATCAAGCCATTCAACAATCTAAGAATGGTCGAGGATGCTACCGTTATCTATCGTCTATCAAGAGCGCCAGAGCGCCGTGTATTCTATATTGACGTTGGTAACATGCCAACAGTCAAAGCGGAACAGTATGTCCGTGATATCATGGTCAAGTATCGTAACAAGTTGGTTTACGATTCCAATACTGGTGAAATCAAAGACGACCGCAAGCACCTATCTATGCTAGAAGACTTTTGGTTGCCTCGCCGTGAAGGTTCTAAGGGAACTGAAATCTCTACACTCGAAGGCGCACGTAACCTAGGTGAAATGGAAGACGTTAAGTATTTCCAGAGTAAACTATACAAGGCTCTTGGTGTTCCTGTATCACGTATGGAACCAGGTCAAGGCTTTGCTCTAGGTCGCACAACCGAAATCTCCAGAGACGAAATCAAGTTTAATAAGTTCATTCAGAGAATCCGCAATAAGTTTTCTACTCTATTCGATGATCTTCTCCGTGTTCAGCTAGTGCTAAAGAGAATTTGCACCGAGGAAGAATGGAAAGAGTTCAAAGAAGATATTTGGTATGACTATAAGAAAGATAATAACTTTGATGAAATCAAGGACGCAGAGCTACTAAGTCTCCGTCTTGATACTCTTGCCAAGGTTGATCCTTTCGTTGGTCGTTACTACTCCATCATGTGGGTGCGTAAGAACATTCTACAACAGACTGACGAGGACATTGAAGAAATCAATCTTCAAATGGAAGAAGAAGGTAAAATTGCAGCCGAACAGCAGCAGCAAGCTATGATCGATCAGGAAGCGCAACAGCAGCAAGATATGCAGAATCAAATTGCGTTTGATGCTCAACAGCAGATTGCACAAGCCCAAGTTAGCAAAGAAGTTGACAAGATTACTGGTCCAGATCAAGGACCAGGTAAGGCTGAGACAGCTAGTCGTGATCATGAATCCAAGATGATGGATAAGAAGATCGAACTAGAACGTATGAAACAAAAGAAAGCTGCTCCTGCTAAGAAGAAAACTGTAGCCGAGTCTGCTAAAGAAATGGGATTGTTATATGTTGGTCGTGGACGATATGCTAACAAGTCTGGCGTCGTTACACACCTGAATGAGAGTGGTATTTTAGTCCCTAACATAAATAAGGATTAAGAGATTGCCTAAAGGTCTAGCAGGTGTAAAGACACCATCAGCACAGGAACTAGCCAAGAAGTGGAATCTTCCTCTTGCTACAATTGCAAAGAAGATTGCTGCTGGCTCTAAAGTTGAAAGAGAGCATACAACCAGTTCAAAGCAGGCTGCTGAGATTGCTAGAGACCATATTAACGAGAGACCTGATTATTATGAAAAAGTTAAGAAGATGGAAAAATCTCCAATCAAGGAAGAAACAACCACTTCAGGTATTGGAGGATTAGGTTTCAGAACAGGCACACCTGCAATTGATTCTGATAACCAATACACCGATACCAATTCTATGTCATATGAAGATTGGAACGGCGCTATACTAAAGTTGATTAGAGACAAACATCATAATCATCTTATTGATATGGGTTTTACTTCTTATTCACCAAACGAAATTCAGAACGCTCCAAACAGAGTTGTTAAAGAAGATACACTAAACGAACTAGGTGAGTATGATAACAAAGGTGGTATGTCAGGATACGAAGGCACATCAGGACCTATTAGAGCAGTTAGGAAGAACGATATGGCAGAAGACAAAGATCCGTGCTGGAAAGGCTATGAAGCCATCGGCATGAAGAAAAAGAATGGTAGGAAAGTTCCTAATTGTGTTCCCGTCAAGGAAGCAACATATCAGGGCAAGAAAGTTCCTCTCAACAAACCAATGCAGGGCGACGTTAAGAAGTCCAAGGTTTTCGTTGATCCAGATGGCGACGGTAAGGCACAGAAAGTAAACTTTGGCGATCCTAATATGACTATCAAAAAGTCTAATCCTGCTCGCCGTAAAAGTTTTAGAGCAAGACACAACTGTGATAATCCAGGTCCTAATACAAAAGCAAGATATTGGTCTTGTAAGGCATGGGAAGAAACACAGCTTGACGAACTACACGGTAAGGGTGATCTAGAAAAGATCCGTTTGCATCATCAGCGCACAGCTAATGAACTATCACAAGGTGGTAGAGCCCAAGAAAAGAGAATGGGCGCTCAAGGATGGAAACATAGAGATAGCGAAAACCGTGACTCGGCTATTAGATATCATATGAGCAAAGTTAAAAAAGCAAAATCACTAATGTCTAAGACAGTTAAAGAAGAACATCTTGACGAAATCTCAGCAGAGTTAGTAGGTAAGGTTTCTAATGCTCGTTTTTGGCAGGGTAAAGCACCTAGCAAGACACTATCTAATGCTATTAAGAAAAAGTATATAGAAAGTGGTGAAAAAGACAAAGGCTCTAAAAAAGAAGTAAAAGAGGAAACAACAATGGACAAGGACCTAATTCAAGAGGCTCTTAACAACATTCTTTCTGATAACCTTTCTGAAATGAAAGAGAACCTAACACAGGCTCTTCAGGAAAAGGCTATGGAAAAGTTGGAAGAGCGTAAGAAAGAAATCGCTGCAAACTACTTCGCAGAATAAGAGGACTAGTTATGAAAACCATCAAGCAAATTCGTGAAGAATATGATAATAGAGTTTTGGATCAGGCTCAGTCTGCGCCAGATGAACTTGTGCTTGAAGGTCGTGAAAAGAGTAAATCATTTAAGTCCTCTTCTGCTGTTCCATCACCAAGTGAAATGCCAGCAATGCTTCTCTTTAGAAGAATGGCATATCGTCTATATCCAAACAAGCAGGTAGTTGCTCTTTATTATTCTAAGGCAGTAGATAAGTATCTATCAATCCCATTTGGACCCGATGGCAATCTTAATCTAAGTGAATCCTCTGTGTATAACACATATGAGGAAATGCTTGTATCAGAGGGAGCCAAATGGGATATTGCTAAGGGCGCACTAAAAGGTGCTGCTCATGGAGCAATTAGAGGTGGAGCAATTGGAGGAGCAATCGCACCAGGACCTGGTACAGTTATTGGTGCAGGTGTCGGTGCTGTTCGTGGCGCATATAAAGGCGCAAAGCGAGCATCAGATAAAACAGTTAAAGAATCCTTCCAATCAAGAGTTGCAGAACTAAGAGAAGATAGAGAAGAACAGCTAGACGAATTTATTGGAGCAGCAATTAAAGCAGTTCCAGCTATTGGTAGAGCTGTTGCAGGATCTGCAGCTGGTGAAGCTATTATCGCTGGTGGTAAGAAACTTGTTGGCGCAGCTGGTTCTCTATTGAAAAAGCTAAAGCCAAAAGCTAAGACTGCACCTAAGCCAAGAAAGGTTCCTAGTGGAAAGGGCGCGGCATTAGCTGGCGCAGCAGGAGCTGCAGCTGGTAGTGCAGCAAGTGACTCAGGTGGAGATAGTAAGCCAGAGGATCTTGCAACAGTCGGTGGATACGGCGATAGTGCAGTTACAAAGACAAGAGGCGACTTGCTTAGATCAAAGGCATCACCTAGAACATCATCATCGTGGAAAGCTGCTCCAGAACCAAAGCAGAAAAAAGAACCTATCGAAGAAAACAAAATCACAGATTTACGTAACATGGTAGAGTCTGAAAATTCTATTCATGAAATGGTAATCAATGGGAAGACTATTACCCTAAATACTACTATGGCAAAAAGAATCCTTGAAGTTTATGATTCGGTCAATACTAAGAACAAGAAGATTGTTGAAAGTATGCTAAACGAAGACCTTGAATCCTTCAAGAAACTACTCAACTTTTCAATAAAGGCATAAGGCATGGCAACAGTATTAACAACACAAACACTAGTTGACACCAACAGACATTCTGTAATCAAGATTGTTGGTGCAGGTGGCACAGATGCTAATGCTTCACTAATCGTGGCAGCAAATCTAGCATATGCTATTAACGCCACAGGTCAGGTTAGCACATCAAATCCAAAGCGTCTTAATAGAGTTGCTATCAAGCGTATTTGGGGTCAGGGTCAGCTATCACAGGGTTCGGTTACTCTAAAGTGGGGTGGCAATAATAACTCTTCCATCGTAACATTTGGTAATGGTAACTTTGACTATAATTTTGACGCAAGCTCTACACAAGGCACAATCGAAATTCCTGATCAAGCTAACTGCACAGGTGATATTGTATTCTCCAGCACAGCAGGTGCTACCGATACATGGACACTATTCATCGATCTAAAGAAAGATGGTAGAGATTATGATCAGGGCGCAGTCCGTGATCCACTAGCTTTCAATAGAGGTCTATAATGTCTAAGGATCTGATCGAATCCATCATTGCTGGTAACATGATTGAAGCTAATGATATGGTCGAAGCCAAACTAGCTGAAATTCGTGAACGCAAGATGTATGAAATGAAGCGTATGTATGGAGCTCAGATGAACGAGGTTCTAGGTGGTATGTCACCAGAAGAACTTGCAGCCAAGAAGAAAGCTGGTTACCGTAAAGCATCTGACGTTTATGGTGATCCTTATGAGACTAAGACAAAAGCACGTAAGGCTCCACCTAAAGGCAAAGCGCCAAAGTCTAAGAAATCAAAAGGTATTATCCAGAAGGTAAAGAAGTGGGTTTCTAACTACAAGCCAAACCCACCAGGAACACTGGTAGTCAAAACCGCTGCTGGCGCTGCTAGAGGTGCTGGTAAAGCTATTAAGAGTTTAGCATCCGATCTTAAGGATATCGGAACTAGCAATCTGGAATAATATAAATATACCTAAAGGGTCAATTAAATGAAACTTATTAAGGAAGAAGTTCAGGACGTTAAGTATCTTGTCGAAGCTGACGGTAAGGGTGGCAAGAACCACTTTATTACTGGCATCTTTATGCAGGCTGAAAGACAGAACCGTAACGGTCGTGTGTATCCTATGAATGTGCTTTCAAAAGAAGCAGATAGATACAATCGTGAATACGTTTCTAAGAACAGAGCATTTGGTGAACTAGGTCACCCAGATAATCCACAAATCAACCTAGACAGAGTTTCGCATATGATCACCAAGTTGTATGCAGATGGTACTAATTTTATTGGTAAAGCTAAAATTTTGGATACTCCTCACGGTAAAATCGTTAAGAGTTTACTAGATGGTGGTGCAAGTCTTGGAGTGTCGACCAGAGGCGTAGGGTCTCTCCGTCCACACAACGGCTATCAGCAAGTTCAAGACGACTTTAAGTTGGCAACAGCGGCAGACATTGTTGCAGACCCAAGTGCGCCAGACGCCTTTGTGCAAGGTATTATGGAAGGTAAAGAATGGATTTTTGAGAACGGTAAGTGGAAAGAGCAAGAGTATTATCATGCTAAGAAACTTATCAGCGAAGCCTCAAAAGATGAAATTGAAAACGTGGCTCTAAAGATTTTTGAAAACTATATGTCAAAACTTTAAAAATGCTAAATAAGGAAGATAAAGGAGTATCTTAAACATGGCATCACTAACCGAAGCAGCGAAGGCTGTACTAGAAGGTAAGACTTCTATTGAAGAAGGTTATGGCATCAATTATCCATCAGTGGGTAATGGTTCTGTCTCTAACCCTGATCCAGTAGATCCATCTACCGCTTCTACAGGTAACGCTAAGACACTAAAGCCAAAGTCAAAGGCATCAGAAGCTGATCCAAAGCACAATGAAGCTGCTGACCTAGGCGGACAAACCCCAACACAGCTACCATCAGGTAATCTTGGTGCAGCTGCTGCTGGAGCTGTTGGTAAGGATTCATCCCGTTCTGGTCAAGCATCCGTAAAGGCTGAGCCAACAAAGAAGCTATCCGAAGATGAAGTAGTTGACGGCGAAGTAGTTGAGGAAGAAAAGACCTCACTAGCAGAGCGTGTCAAGGCTCTTAAGGAAGCCCGTAAGGCTAAGGCTGAAAAGGAAGAGGACGAAGACGAGAAGGAAGACGAGAAGCACGAAGGCAAGATGGAAAAGTGCGACGAAGAAATCGAAATCTCTGAGGAGCTAGAGGACTTCATTGCAGAAGGTATCGAAGCCGGTCTATCCGAGGAAGAAATCCTAGCAGCCATCGAAGAAAACTTTGAGTTTGTTTCAGAAGAAATAGAAGAACCAGTTGAGTCATATCAGGTTGATATGTCCGAGCATGTAAATGCCCTTCTAGAAGGTGAAGACCTATCTGAGGAGTTTCATGCCAAGGCAACCACAATCTTTGAAGCAGCCGTTAAGTCAAAGATTGAAGAAGAAGTTGCTCTACTAGAACAGGCTTATGCTGAGACACTAGAAGAAAGAGTCGAAGAAATCATGGAAGAACTTGCTTCCAATGTTGACGACTATCTAAACTACGTTGTCGAGCAGTGGATTGCTGAGAACGAAGTTGCTATTGAATCAGCACTACGTTCAGAACTAACAGAGGACTTTATCTCTGGTCTAAAGGCTCTCTTTGCAGAACATTACATCGATGTTCCTGAGGAAGAGGTTCAGGTCGTTGAGGAACTATCCGCAACAGTTGAAGACCTAGAAGCAAAGCTAAACGAAGAAATTCAGCGCAATGTTGAACTTACATCAATGCTTGCTGAATCTCGCAAGGTTGAACTAGCTGCTACCGTTTGTGAAGGTCTAACCGATACACAGACACAGAAGCTACTAGCTCTTGTTGAGAACGTCGAGTATACCGACGATGCATCATTTGTTGAAAAAATTTCTACACTAAGGGAGAATTACTTCCCAACTGCTGTTAAGAACACCGAAGTTCTTGACCGTGTCGAATCCGCCGACCCACAGGCTCTAACAGAGGCTACCCTAGAAGGTCCAATGGCTCGTTACGTTCAGGCTCTTGGCAAAAGTCTTCCAAAGTAATTTAACTAGTTAAACATAGAAAGAAGGAAACTAAAATGTATCTTACAGAACAACTAGAGAAGAAGTGGTCACCAGTTCTGGACCACGACGGTCTCACATCTATTAAGGATCCATATCGCCGCGCCGTTACCGCAGTGGTTCTTGAGAACCAGGAGCGTGAAATGGCGAAGGAAGCTGGCATCCTAAACGAAGCAGCTCCAACCAACTCTGGTGGTGGTCTTGGCGCAGGAACAAACGTTGCTTCCTACGACCCAATTCTTATCTCCCTAGTTCGTCGTGCGCTTCCAAACCTAATCGCTTATGACGTTTGCGGCGTTCAGCCAATGACCGGTCCAACCGGCCTTATCTTCGCAATGCGTTCACGTTATAAGTCAATGTCTGGTACAAATGCTCCAGTTGCTGGCTCAAACGAAGCTTTCTTCAATGAAGCCAACACAGCATTCTCTGGTCAGAACAATGCATTCGGTATCACCGAAGCTGGTTTCCATCCAGACGCAAACAACAACCCATTCGCTGACACAACCCTAGCCGGTTCTTCAATCGCCGTCAACAAGGGTATGACAACTGCACAGGCTGAAGCCCTAGGCGACGCCGCTGGCAACATGTTCAACGAAATGGCCTTCTCAATCGATAAGGTTACTGTTACTGCTCGTAGCCGTGCGCTAAAGGCAGAATACACCACTGAACTAGCACAGGACCTAAAGGCAATCCACGGTCTTGACGCTGAGACAGAACTAGCAAACATCCTATCAACTGAAATCCTAGCAGAAATCAATCGTGAGGTTATCCGCACAATTTATCGCTCTGCAACACTAGGCGCTCAGTATGGTGTTACAACTGCTGGTACATTCGATCTTGACACCGACTCAAACGGTCGTTGGTCAGTTGAGAAGTTCAAGGGTCTAATTTTCCACATCGAACGTGAGTGTAACGCTCTAGCCAAGGCAACCCGTCGTGGCAAGGGTAACGTCCTTATCGTTTCATCAGACGTTGCATCCGCAATGGCAATGGCTGGTGTTCTTTCTTACACCCCACAGCTATCTGCTGATCTAACCGTTGACGATACTGGCAACACCTTCGTTGGTACTCTACACGGCCGTATTAAGGTTTATATCGATCCTTACTTCGGTGGTTCAGAGAACGGCGACGAACTAGTAACCGTTGGTTATCGCGGTCAGTCCCCATTCGATGCTGGTCTATTCTACTGCCCATACGTTCCACTACAGATGGTTCGTGCAATCGGTCAGGATACCTTCCAGCCAAAGATTGGCTTCAAGACCCGTTACGGCATGGTGGCCAATCCGTTCGCAACAACCGCTGGTGACGGCGTTGTTGGAACCCGTGACGTTGCTACAAACGCCAACAGATACTACCGTATCTTCCGCGTTCGTAACCTAACCTAATCCTGATTTAAATCAGGTCCTACGAAAGTAGGCAACTAAGAGGGGAGCTTTCGGGCTCCCCTTTTTTATTACTAAATAGATGACGGAGGATTCCCATGGCAATTGAATCATTTGCATCTAACACACCACAAAACTCTAGCATCCTACAGCTAACTCGCTTTACGTTTATCATTCCTGATAAGCCATATCTAAAATACTTTTGTCAGACTGTTGGGATTCCATCTGTATCAACTAGTCCTGTTGCAGTAGCGACTCCCCTGACAACCACATTTCGTCATGGTGATAAGCTAGACTTTGAGGCTCTAACTATCACTGCAATTGTTGATGAAGATATGCGTATCTGGGAAGAGACATATAACTGGATGAAGGGACTTGTTCGTCCATCTGACTCCCGTGAGTATTTTAGAAAAGGTTTGCAGGACAAAACACCTCTATACTTTGACGGTTTTCTAACTGTCAATACCAATGCGAATAATCCTAACATTCGTTTCAAGTTCCACAACTGCCATCCAGTGTCACTTGGTGGAATTAACTTTGATACAAAGACAGATGCTGACAACATTCCTACCTGTGATATTACATTCCGTTATGATCTATTTGAAGTGGAAAGACTTTGACATTTCCCTTGTGATATAGTATAATGTCGTTTCACTATGGAGTAAAAAATGAAAGCACCTGTAACAATTGACGCCTTGATGACGGAATGGTCTAATGATTCCCATATCGATTCCACATCGATGGAAAAGGAATTGCTAAAGATATCCCATCTTCATGGTAAGTATCTTAACATCATGTCATATCATCGCCATGTCATTAGAAAGCTGGAAGCTGAGTATAAGATCAAAAGAGGTCTCAAGGAAGACTACTATGCTGGTCGTCTATCACAAGATGAATTAGAAGAATATGGATGGGAGCCCTGTCAGTTTGTTCTCTCCGATCCTAAGATTGCTAGAAAGATTGAGACTGATAAAGAGCTTATAAATATGCTATTGAAGAAGGTAGCTCATGAGGAGATTGTCGCATACTGCGAGAACGTCCTCAAGTCACTACATTCTAGAACCTGGGATCTTGGCAATTATGTCAAGTATCAGCAACTCACTCTAGGAAAATAATGCATCTTGTAATTACCAATGCGAATGAATCCTACATCAAAGTTCACTGTGATGAAAGTGTAGCCTGGGAACTAAGAGACGCTTTCTCTTTTCGTCCACCAGGCTTTCAATTCGTTCCATCTTATAAGCAAAAATTGTGGGATGGTTTTTTAAGATTGTTCAATCCACTCACAAGACAAATCTATCGTGGACTTGCGCCTCAAGTAATGGAGTGGGCAACTAAGCGAGGCTATACTTATGAGTATGCGGATGAAGATTTGGATAACTCATTCTCATTGGAAGAGGCTAATGAGTTTGCTGCTAAACTTAATCCTAAGCATCCACCTCGTGACTATCAGCTTAATGCTTTTACTCACGCTATACGTTCTAAGCGCAGAATCGTTCTTTCTCCCACCGGATCAGGTAAATCTCTGCTTCTATATCTGGTTTGCAATTATCTTCTTAAAAAAGGTAAGAGAGGACTTTTAATCGTTCCTCGTTCCGCTCTTGTCGAACAGATGTATTCTGACTTTGAGGATTACTCTGTCAAGAATGGCAAGGACATGGAGAAGTATTGTCACCGTGTCTATTCAGGTCGGGATAAAGTATCAGACAAGCCAATCGTTATCTCTACCTGGCAATCGCTACAGAGAATGCCTAAAGAATATTTTGAACAGTTTGATTATGTGATCTGTGACGAGGTGCATCAAGCACAAGCAAAGGCTCTTACTGACATTGTAGGCAAATGCACCAAGGCAGAATATCGTTTGGGTGTAACAGGAACTCTGTCAGGTTCAAAAGCACACGAATGGCAGCTTGTAGGATTGTTTGGTCAAATCTATCGTGCAACCACATCAAAAGAGTTGATGGATAAGAACCAACTAGCTGATCTTACAATCAAGTGTCTGCTACTCAAATATACCGATGAAGAATGTCAGTATATGAAATCTGCATCTTATCAGGATGAAATCAAGTATATCATTTCCCATCGTGAGAGAAACAATTTCATTGTCAATCTAGCATTGTCATTGAAAGGAAACACTCTGCTACTGTTCAACTATGTTGAGTCCCACGGAGCCATCTTATATGACATGCTAAATAAGAAGGCTAAAGAAGGTCGAAAAGTATTCTTTATTCATGGAGGGACGGACGTTGAAGATAGAGAACAGATCAGAAAGATTGTCGAGAGTGAAACCGATGCTATTATTGTTGGGTCCGTTGGTGTTCTCAGCACTGGTACTAATATCGTGGCCTTGGATAGCGTCATCTTTGCATCTCCTACCAAGTCCAAGATTCGGAATCTACAATCAATCGGTCGTGGATTACGAGTTAGTGAATCTAAAAAATCCGCCACACTCTTTGACATTGCCGACGACTTTAAGTGGAAAGCGAAAGAAAACTTTACCCTTAAACATTTCTTTGAGAGACTTAAAACCTACAGTGAAGAACAGTTCAAGTTCAAAATCTATAAGATAAGCATGAAAGGTTAGTTTATGGAAGATAATATGATCCATCCCTTGGCTAAGTTTCTTAGACTACAGAATGGGGATGATTTGATTGCTGAGACCATTGAGACAGAAGATGAACATGGTGTAATATATACAGTATTCAATCCTCTCAAGGTTGTCTACCTCCCTTCCGAAACAGCCGGTTTTCTTTCCGTAGCTTTCACTCCATGGGTATTCCCTCGCATATGTGATCAGCAAGAGTTTTGTATTCATGGTGAAGACGTTTTGCTGGTTGCAGATGTTACAGAGAAGATGAATATATATTACTGGGATAGTGTAGAGGTTGCAGCCAGCAAGTCCTACGGTACACCAGAAGAAATCGCTGAAGAGACTCAGCAAGAACCAGAACCTGTGGAAGAGGATTCCGCACTAGCAGAAGCACTAGAGCAATTAGGAATTAATAAGAGGACATATCATTGATGGCTAATACCAACAAGTATCTTGACTTGGAGAATGGAGACGACTTCGGATTTACATTCCAGGAAGAACCCGATCTAACTCCGATCAATGATGAGGTCGCAGACTTAAAGGAAAGACTAGCGGCTATTAGAAAGATATATCTTCCACTATTACAGAACCTAGCTAAGAACGCAGATCAGCCAATTATCAAGTGGCCTGATCGCGGACCTGTGCTTAAAAAGCAGATAGATAAGATGGTGATGCTAACCGAACCTGGATTTAGTGATGGAGCTAAGTAACTTGCTTCGCAAGTGGTCTCGCTTCGCTCGACAGTTGCAATTGGTATAAGTTTTCATCAGCTGTAACAGTTGCTGTTTGTTAATGCAAAGCATATTATACCGATACTATTAAAACCTGTCAAGGGCCTTTTTACATTATGTTTCACTTTTTTCACAAAACCCCTGAAATCAATCTTGACTGCTTCACTTCGGATAATTGTGTCTATACACATACTCCGATAGTTAGAGCTAGTAAGGCTTTTCCAGACTGGTGGAAAACATTAGATAGACATGAACCTCACTTTGAACATACACCAGAGAATCCTTTTCATCTAGTAGAAGAAAAAAACGCTAGGGATTGCTATGCAATCATAGAGCTATACAAGCGTGGTGTTATCATAGAGAATTGGTGTGACATATCATTCCGAACAGAGAATGGTGGATTCAACTATTGGTATTCTTCCGGTCTACCTCCGCAGGCACATGAGAAGAAACAGATCAACTATGCTTTTCCAAATCATCATCAAATAAAGTTAGTAAGTCCGTGGGTCTTTCGAGAGACTACAGGCGTCAAGTTTCTATGGCTTGGTGCCGAATGGTCATTAGATAAACTTGAAATAAAAGTCTTGCCAGGCGTTATAAACTTTGATATAATATCTGATATCAATGTGAACTTGATGTTTCCTGTAAGAGACGGAATCTTTACAATCAACGCTGGATTACCTCTAGTGCATTTAGTGCCTCTTTCAGATAAGAACCTCAAGGTGACAAATCACATTGTCACGGAACAAGAGCTTAACAAGATTAGGATCAATTCAAGTCTTACATCTTTCTTCGGTTGGAGAAAAGCCTTGCAATTGAGAAAACGAAACAGAGAACGGGGAACATGTCCGTTTCATGGAGATAAGAATGGCTAAGAAGAAAAACCATTACGTTGACAACGAACGTTTCCTAGCGGAGATTGTTGAATATAAGAAACAGTGTAAGATTGCAGCGGCTGAGGGTAAGGAGAAGCCTCGTCTATCGGAGTATATCGGTCAATGCATTTTCTTGATTGCTGAGAACCTAGCACACAAGCCAAGGTTCATGAACTATTCCTTTGTGGATGAAATGAAGTCGGATGCTATCGAAAACTGTCTAATGTATTTCGACAACTTTGATTCCGACAAGTATAGCAATCCGTTCGCATACTTTACCCAGATCATCTATTATGCGTTCCATCGTCGCATAAACAAGGAAGAAAAAAATCGTTATATCATCTACAAGAAATTCCAAGAAAGTGTGCTAGATACTAGTGACGCAGGCCTTATGTTAGATGGTGAAGGTAACCACTTGATATCTACCACAATGTATGATAATATTAATGACTTTATCGGTAACTTTGAGACGAGGGAACTCGCCAAGAAGGAAAAGCGTAAAGAAAAGAAAGAAGGCTTGGAGAAGTTTGTAGGAGAAGAAAATGAGCAAGATGGAAGAGAATCAGTTTGAGGTTCCTTTTCAGGTGCAGACATTGATCGCCACCTTGAGAGATAAGAAGGAACGTGTCCATGTTCGTGGCAACTATCGCAATCGATTAGATGCTATCAAGAGAGCGATTGACAAAGCCTTGGTAGAGTATGATAATGAAATGGGTACAGTTGCAACGCCCAAGTTTAAGAAAGGGCGCTAAGATGGACATTGACGATATCATCCAAGAGATTGATCAGAATATTGAGTGGTTCTGTGATAAGATAGTTGAACCTGTTCCTGTCGATAAGCAGAGTAAAGATAAGATAATGAAACGCATGATTAACCTCGGATGGTTGCGTCAATCGGAATATGAAACCTACATTGAAGCTACCAAAGAAGATTGACGAAACGATCTTTCTCGTATATACTATTGGAAAGAATTTGCTCTTAGACTTGAAGGAAAGATTATGGCGCTAATTGCTATGCCAACCGATACGCACGCCGGGGTCAGAAATGATAACCCGGCGTTTCAATTATATCAGAAGCGTTGCTGGGAATGGTTCTTTGATTACATTGATCAGAATCGGATCAAGCATGTAATCCATCTTGGTGATATCTATGATCGTCGCAAGTATGTGAACTTTATGTCTGCCAAGCGCCTACGAGAAGACTTTTTCGAACCTTTAGCGGAGCGAGGCATTGAAACACATATCATTCAAGGAAATCACGACTCGTATTACAAAGATACGCACGAAGTCAACGCTCTGGACGAGATTATCGTGGGGCGATACAATCATATTCATACTTATAGTGTACCTACTGTTATTAACATTGATGGACTTGATATTCAACTAATGCCATGGATTACGGATAGCAACTATGTAGAAGCTATGGAAGCTATTACGAAACCAAAAGCAGACATTCTTATGGGTCACCTTGAGGTTCAAGGTTTCACAATGCATAGAGGAGCAATCTCAGATCATGGTATGGAGCGAACAGTCTTTGACAAGTTTGATAAGGTCTTCTCTGGTCACTATCATCACCGTAGCACTATTGGCAATGTTAGCTACATTGGAGCTTTTGGCGAATATACTTGGGCTGATTACAATGATCCCCGTGGCTTTTCTGTATTTGATACTGCGACGAGGGACCTAGAGTTTATTAGGAATCCATATCGCATGTTCCGACTTGCCAAGTATGACGATGTTGCTGACGATAACATTGTGGAAAAGATTCAGAACACAGACTTTAGCAAATACAAAGATACTTTTGTTAAGTTGGTTGTTGTGAACAAATCTAACCCATATGCTTTCGATCTGTTATTTGATGCCTTGTATAAGGTCGGACCTCTTGACATTCAGATCGTGGAAGATCCATCGGTATTGATTGATAATGAGCAAGATGTGGAGATTGATGAAGCGGAAGACACCGCTACCATTCTTCGTAAGTATATTGGTGGGTTGACTTTGCCTGTTGATAGTGATAAAATGAAAAACTTTATGCTAGATGTTTACCAAGAGGCTTTGCAGGTAGAAACAGTATGATAACTTTCCATGTGATTAGATATAAGAACTTTCTTTCAACTGGTAATGTATGGACTGAGATTGAGTTGGATCGTCATAAGAATACACTTATGATGGGACCTAACGGCGCAGGTAAGTCTACCTTTCTTGATGCATTGACGTTTGCATTGTTTGGCAAACCTTTTCGTAAGGTGAACAAGGGTAACGTTGTAAACTCTATCAATCAAAAGAACTGCGAGGTTCAGATTGAGTTTACCGTCAGCAATAAACGATATAAGATTGTTCGATCTGTTAAGCCAGGATCGTTTCAAATCTTCTGTGAAGGTGCAATCGTCAATCAGGACGCTGCTGCCAAGGACTATCAAGAGTATCTTGAAAAGCATATTCTCAAGATGAACTACAAGTCCTTTACACAGATTGTTATTCTAGGTTCAGCCTCATTCACTCCATTCATGCAGCTATCTGCTAATGATCGTCGTTCGGTCATTGAGGAGCTATTGGACATTCAGGTATTTACTGCAATGTCTAATGTGGTCAAGTCACGCCTACAGATCAATCGTGACGCTATCGAAAAGAACCGAATCCTTCTTTCTAGCAAGGAAGAGAATAAGTCTTACATTGAAAAGACGCTAGAGTCCTTGAGAGCTAATAGCGAAGAAAAGCTAAAGGAGCTAGAGGAGAAGAAAAAGAAGCTAGAGTTCGAGGTTGATGTTCAGAGACAAGCTGTAAGAAATAGACAGGACATGCTTGATAAGATGATTGACACCGACTTGGATCTTGCTCCACTAAAGACTAAACATTCAAAGCTGGTTAGTTTCCGTGCTAAGATGGAAGGCAATCGTGATCGGTTCATTAAGGATTCTGACTTCTTTGCTGCTAATGGCACATGTCCAACGTGTCGTCAGCATATTAATGAATCCTTTGCAAAAGACATGGTTACTTCCAATCAAGAAAAGATCCATGAACTAAGCGACGGACTAAATAAGGTTGAACAGCAGATTGATACTGTTCTAACCGAAATCGAGAAAGTGGATGAAGTTCTCAGAAGTATCAGCGAACTTAAAATGGATCTTTCATCACATAAGTCTTCCTATAACAATCTGGCTAATAATCTGCGTCAAGTTGTGGAGCAGATTGAGTCCTTCGCCGCATCGGATAAAACCACCCAAGAGTCAGAACGACAATTACAAACAGTGCAACATGATATTTCCACCCTCCAAGCGGAGAAGGAGACCCTTCTAGATGAACGACAGTATATTGATCTTGCAACTACTCTACTTAAGGATGGCGGAATCAAGACAAAGATCATTAAACAATATCTACCTATCATCAATAAGCATATCAACAAATACCTGGCTAAACTGGGTTTCTTTGTCAACTTTAATATTAACGAGTCTTTCGAAGAATCCATCAAGTCAAGATACAGAGACGAGTTCTCCTATAACAACTTCTCTGAAGGAGAAAAGCTAAGAATTGACTTGGCTATTCTTCTCACATGGAGACAGATTGCCAAGATGAAAAACTCGGTCAACGTCAACATTCTTGTGTTTGATGAAATCCTAGACCGAGCAATGGATGGTGCAGGTATCGATGAATTTATCCGTATCATGTGGGATCTTGGTCACGAAGGTTCTAACATCTTTGTTATCTCTCACAAGGATACAATGGTAGATAAGTTTCAGCGCACACTAAAGTTTGAAAAGGTAAAGAACTTTTCAGTTATGACAAAGGATGGATGATATGTGTGTAGTTTCTATAGTTACGGAATACTGGAAAGAGAACAATCAGCCTAAGCTGCCTACAGGTCTTGCTTATGCTAATTGGCCTCCTTCATCGGTATCTCGGGAAGAGTTTGAAGCTTTGCGGAAAGAAGTTTATGAACTAAGACAGCTTCTGGAAGCTGCAAAAAAGTTTGACGATGCTACTAATCAGCATAATTGTCAGAAGGAAGAAAACGTCCGGATCATCAAGCAGATTGCCGAAAATCTTGGGGTTGACTTGAACGATCTTTTAGACTAAGATGGAAACATGGATAAGAAAACTATTCGACTACTAGCGTTAGCGGAACGTCTCATGGATGAAGGTATCATTTCCTTCGTTTGGGCTCCTGGTCTGAACGGAGGATATGATCGTTTGCCAATAGCCAAAGATGTTATGGAAGAACTTGGACTCCAGCAAGGACAAAGAGTAAACTCCTTAATCCTCGAGGCTATCTGTGATGCTTCTAAAAACCACTTAGAAAAACTCACAGAGGAATATGAACAGGACGAGATAGAGAAACAACTTGATCCAAACTTTGACTTTAGGAGCATGATGTGATTACCATCGTTTACAATACAACTTATGGCTATCAGTCATATAATCTTGATAACATGTGGCAAGGTCTATCTCAGATGGGTTGGTAATGATAGAAGAATACGACGGTATTATGATCGGCAAATTCAAGTATGATATGCCTGAAGGTTTTGTCGAATCTGCAATATCACACGTTATTGAAATCTGTCAAAAGCCTAACATCTTTGTTGAGAACATAGTTCCTACAGCACCTTCATCAACTCTTTGGAGCGTGGATGATCGTGATAAAAGATTGTATGAACTACCTCTATTCAAAGACTTTCTAACTTTTATAAAACCCCACATACTGACATATGTGCAAGCCCTTGGCATCATTCAAGAGGAAGCGTATGTTGTCGGTATGTGGGCTGTTCATTATAAGCCTACTCAGTTTGTGCAGAAACACAATCACGTTTATAGCGATTGTAGCACGAACTATAGTGGCGGAACATTCATCAAGAGAGAAGTCCATAAAAATTCTAGCGAGAATGATATGGTTTCTATCATTCTCTATCTTAACAAACCTGACAATTCAGGAAATCTATTCATCGAAATGCCCAACGGTGTAGAGCATGAGTTTGATCTAAAGGCTGGTGATATTATCATGTTTCCATCCTACTCACTAATGCACCGAACAAGTCCTAATGAGAGTAACGAGGACAAGTATGTTATCGTCCTTGAACTTGCTATGAAATGGATCACAGACGATCCGATGGTCGGAAAGACTCTGGAGGATATATGAGTAAGCGAATTGAGTTTGTCCTTGAATGGGCATCAACAGCACTGGTTATCATTGGTGCTTGTCTAACTGCATGGAACATCTATCCAACCAATCTTTATTTCCAGTTTGTTGGTAATATTGGTTGGTTGATCGTAGGTTATATGTGGAGAAAGTGGTCGCTTATCACAATTCAAGCGGTGATCAGCGTTATCTATGTTATGGGCTTGATTAGCAAAGGACACATTCTATGAGGGATCCAAACGCAAACTCACATGAGACTCCTATGGATCTTCCAGATGCAGATGCAGAGGAACTGGAGTTCATCGTAGCATGGCTAGGTGATAAGAAAGAAGAAAACCTAACAACATATTTTGGTATCAAGGAGCGCGGATGGTATGTCATCTTTTCGTCAGCCTTATCACCGCTCGGACCGTTTAATACAAGCAAGGAAGCACATGATAGCTTCTTTGAATATGTAGGTGGAAAATGAAACATTTGTTCTATGATGATTGGACAAAACGCCGAATTGACCGGATCTGCAGCACTCTCGGAAAATCGTGGTTTGTTGATAAAACCGTTTTAGAACTTGGTGCTGCTCATGGTGACATTGGCATTGAGTTCCTGAAACTCGGTGCTACCGTCATCTTTTCTGATGCACGATTAGAACATCTAAATGGCATCTGTGAACGATTGCAAAAACTTGACTACTATCCTGACTGTATCAGACTCGATCAGAACGGAAGTTACTCACTACCAGGTAGATCGTTTGATTTGATTCTTCATCTAGGAACATTGTATCACGTTGAAAATTGGCAGCGTGATTTAGAAAGCGCAATGAACCACACCAATATGATGTTCCTCGAAACGATTGTTGATCCTTCTCAAGGCACAGTTCCACAGATGGATATGCGTCATCCAACATATGGTCCTTTCTTGTGTAAAAACTCACATTTCACACAAGAGCAAATTGAGGATCATCTAAAGGAACTTGGTTGTAAGTTCATTCGTTTTGATGATGCCGATCTAAACTCCTCGGGATGGCTTACAAAAGATAAGAAAGACAATCATTGGTATAACTGGACATATGAGAATTATATGACCATGCAGAAACCAGGCTTCAATCACTTTAGACGAATGTGGTTAGTGCTACGTTGATATATCGAACCAAGTATCCTAAGACAGACGACCTCGCAAGCAAGGTTCTACCTAAGCTGTATGAGATTACAACGCAACCAAACAAAACTCCACAATTCATTCGTGGTGGTATGTGTTCCTTTCACAATGTTGATGAGGCTGGCAAGAGACTAAACGAATGGGACGAGTTCCGAGAGTTTATGGATTTTGTTCAACCTCATATAGATGCATATGTGAATAGTCTCGGTTTACAAAAGGTCGCCTTCGAAGGTATGTGGGCAAATCGATATCCGCCAGGAACTTTTGTTATCAAACATGACCATAAAACTCTTAGCGGAAGACAAGTCACTTTTATTGGTGTTTTGTTTTATATACAGAAACCGGAAAACTCAGGAAATCTTTTTATAGAAGGAAAAGAGATTGACATAGAGCAGGGTGATGTGATAATGTTTGAGACTTCGATGGAGCATTGGACAGAACCGAACAAGAGTTCCACGGACAAGTTTGTTATTGGAATGGAACTGGTAGAAATCAAGGAGTGAGTTATGACCGAGAAGCCTGATCCTCATAAGACGCACCACTATTCACATGATCAGCTAATCAAGTATGCCTATACCCTGGACATGTTCCATGTTCGAAACGATCCGAAATATGCAGATGTGAAGCACATTCTTGAAAAGTTTATGCAGGATCGGATTAAAGAGATTACGGATCGTTGGAAATGAAAACAAACTTTGAAACATTCAAGAGTGGTGACGTTGTAAGAGTGAAACGTGACTTTCCGTTTGTTGATCACGCCCTGTTAAAAAATGAAATATATATTGTAGAGAAGATGATGCCTGATGCTGGGATCGTAACGTTACGAGGCTTACCTTTTAACAGGACGTTCCCAGAAGGTGCTTTTGAAATGGTGGAACATGATCGATACTATCTTAATGGAGATTGTTAAAGAGCAATCAAAAGAACAAAACGTAGGTGTGTTACTCTCAGGCGGCATTGATTCAATCTCTGTCGCCTTTGCTGCACATAGGCTTGGCAAGACACTTAACTGTTATACCATGTATGTTGATGGCGTCGTGTCGAAAGATGCACAGAACGCTATCAATACCGCAAAAGAGTTTGGTTGGAACATTACGGTCATCGACGTTCCAACAGACAATCTCGCCAATGACTTTAAGCATTTGGTTCAGCACTACAACTGCCAGAAGAAAACTCAGCTAGAATGTACCTGGCCGTTTCTATACGTCTATCCTAACATCAAAGAGAAAGAACTGCTATCAGGCTGGGGCGCTGATGGTTGGTATGGCGTTTCCAAGAAAGCGTGTTTGCATTTCAAGGAACCAAAAGAAAAGTTTGATGAATTTAGAAACGCATATTTTGCAGCGCCGAATCCTGTCGGTGTGAGACAGCAAGAGCAACTATGCCAAGAGCGAGGCATAAAGTTTATCGCACCTTACTTTGATGATCGTGTCCGAGAATACATGATGCAATTTGATTGGTATGAAATGAACAAGCCATTCCAGAAAGTCAAGGTCGTTGATGCTTTCCCAGAGTTTAAACGCACAAAGGTAAGACGCCACGAAAACCTACAGCTAGCGGCTGGCGTTCCTGATCACTTTGAAAAACTGCTTGACAATCCAGAGATTAATCTATACAATAGAAATCGGATAATGGATGTTGTCCGAGATTGGCAAAACATGGGAGAAACGCTGTTTTGAAATATGAACCTTACACAGTGGAAGACGTTAAGAAGGCTTCCGCTCAAAACAAGTTTAGCGTTATAAGCTGCTTTGCTGGTGGCGGTGGATCTTCCACGGGTTATCGTCTCGCCGGCGGAAAGATCCTTTTGATTAATGAGTTTGTTGAGGAAGCTATTTCGTCATATAAGGCAAACTATCCTGACACACCTGTTTTGGTTGATGATATCAAGAAATACACTGGTCAGGACTTTTTGAAGATGGCTAAGATTAACCCTGGGGAGTTGGACATTCTTGATGGTTCGCCTCCTTGTTCTGCCTTTTCTGTTGCAGGTAAACGAGAGAAGGGTTGGGCTGGCGCAGAGGTTGATACTCGCCGTGCATACTTTGATGATGAAGGTAACATCGTCCACGAAGGCGAGCTAATCGTCAAGGAAGGTATCAAGCAGTATTCTGATGGCAAGACTGTTGAAGCAATCGAAGACTTGTTCCTAGAGTTTGTTCGCATTGCTAAGGATATCAAGCCAAAGGTTATCGTCGCAGAAAACGTTAAGGGTATCACGTTCGGTGAGGCTAAGGCAAAGCTGCATGAGTTTATCAAAGCATTTGAGAACATTGGTTATCAGGTAACATACAAGGTTCTTAATGCTGCCGACTATGGCACTCCGCAAGGTCGTGAGAGAACAATCTTTATCTGTGTCCGAGACGATGTTGCAGACGCAATTGGTTTGAACTTTTTGAACCTAGCAAATATCTTTCCTGATAAGACATATTCAGAACCCGTTTCTCTTAGAGAAGGTATCGAAGGTGTTGTGAATGATCCTGCACAGGAACAGGAGCTATATGATTATGTTCAGAATGGTTTTCAAAAGAAGTGGATTGAAATGTTACCGTTCAATCCTCATAGACATATGAAGCCATCTGATAAAGAGTTTATCGCTATCAATCCAAAGCGTTCACTCTTTAACATGATTAGACCTGCACCACATCTTCCATGTCCAACAATCACACAGCGTGGTAATCAGAAGTCTGTGTCTGGTGTGTTTCACTATGAGAAGAATAGAAAGTTTACAATTCCTGAATTGCGTCGTATCATGTCATTGCCTGAGGACTATGAGCTAACAGGAACATTCGATCAGCAGGCAGAACGTATCGGTCGAATGGTTGCACCAAAGATGATGGCGGAAGTCGCCAAGTCAATTTATGAGAATGTTCTAAAACCATACAACGAGGTTTCAAAATGAGTGATTATGATTTTACCTTTGCCCATCGTGAAGAAGGTTTTGATAACCATATCGAGAAGTCCATTCGGGGATATACCAATCTACATGACGATGTGGTGAGCCTATCACGATACTACGTTGAGGATTATACCAACGTTGTCGATATCGGTTGTTCCACAGGTAAGACGATTGAGGCTATGGCTATTCAGAATGAGAGCATCGCTCCATCTGCATACTATGTTGGCGTCGAGGTTGCACCGAGTTTCAAGCAAGATATGGAAACACGTATGTCTGTTCTAGAGCATCGTTTTCCAAAAACGATCTTTGACTTTCAGTTTCAGGACATTCGCACCTATGAGTTTTATCATTGCTCATTGGTAACGTCGCTTTTCACTCTGCAGTTTATGCCACCAAAGGATCGTGAAGAGGTTATCAAAAACATCTATAAGGGTCTAAACCCTGGGGGTGCTTTTGTGTTTGCTGAAAAGACTGTAGCTGATACTGGTCGCTTCCAAGACATGTTCACTTTCATGTATTATGATTATAAGCGCCAGTCTTTCACAGAGAAGGATATCATGGACAAGGAAGTCACGCTGCGCAACATGCTAAAGCCAAACACATGGGGTGAGTTGGAAGACATGTTACGTTCTGCTGGCTTCCGTAACGTTCAGCCGTTCTGGCGGAATTTCCTTTTCGTCGGCGCTATCGCAACCAAGTGAGGAATAAATGAGGTATTTTGACTTTGATGCATTGAACCACAAGTGGGAATCTATCGAACCATTCCTAATGGTCGCTCTTGTTTATCTCATAATTCTAGCTGTGGCTTGGCTATACACAAGGTTCGCTCCTCGCTAAGTCATTGATTTTGTTAGCCCTTGACAAACCCGTGGAGGTTTGCTATTATGGTGAAAATCGTGAAAGGGACAACATGACTAACGGAAATCAAACCTCGCTCCTTGCCAAGCTGCTTGCTACGGAAAACATCACCGTGCAAAAGACGCCTGGCGTCAAAACCGCTATGTTTGATCTGCGCAACCGCGTTCTTATGCTTCCTATCTGGGAAGGCATTTCGAATGATCTGGAAGATTTGCTTCTGGTTCATGAGACTGGTCATGCCCTTGATACGCCCAATGCCGATGAATATAAGGCTGCTGGCGAACGTCTGGCTAAGAAGATTTTCCCGGGTGAGGAAATCACCAAGGGTCTTATGTCGACCATTATGGGTTTCATCAATGTTATTGAGGACGCCCGTATTGACAAGCGCCAGAAGCGCCGTTACCCCGGTTCTCGCAAAAACTATCTGATCGGTTACAAGGAACTGTTCGACCGTGACTTTTTTGGCACGGCTAATCGTGACATTAATTCCATGAACTTCATCGACCGTCTTAACCTTTATTTCAAGGGTGGCTCAATTCATTCCAATATTGAGTTTACTCCCGAAGAAAAGGTTATGCTCAAGAAGGTTGAGAATGCCGAGACTTGGGATGAGGTTCCTACTCTTGTAGAGGAAATCTATACCTACTGCAAGAATAAGATGGAAGAAATGTCCGAGGACGAAGGTGATATCTATATCGACGGCGAAGCTGCCGACGGTGATGATATCGATGGCGACGATTGGGAATATGTTGATACCGACGAAGAAGGTAACGGTTCCCAGTCTGGCAGCGGCGACTCCGACGAAAACGATGGCAAGAGCCAGTCGGGCAACGGTGGTCTCCGCGGTGCTCCTTCCGACCGTCCGTCAAATGCCCCGGTAGCCCATACCGACGAAACGTGGCAGCGTAAGTCTCAGGAAATCGTTAAGGATGAAAACTCTGTTTTCGTCTACCTTACCCAACCCGACGTTAATTGGGATAAGGCTATTAACGATTACAAGATTGTAATTCAGGATTGGAAGAACACTCTTGCCGGTCTTCCTGGGTATCAATCGCATTGGGATCATCCATATGCTCTTAATGCTCAGTCTTTCGCTAATGCCCGTGAGGAACTTTCCAAGTGGAAGATGAAAGAAAAAGAAACCATTTCTTTCATGGTCAAGGAGTTCGAACAGCGTAAGGCTGCAGAGCTTTATGCCAAAATCAATATCGCCAAGACTGGTGTTATTGATACCAACAAGTTGCATACCTACAAGTATAATGATGATATCTTCCGTCGGGTGGCTACCATTCCGAAGGGTAAGAACCATGGCTTTGTTATGTTCCTTGATTGGTCGGGTTCGATGCATCATGGTCTTGGTAGCACCATGAAGCAGCTGTTCTCGCTGTGCTTGTTCTGTAAGCAGATCAATGTTCCTTTCGAGGTCTATGCCTTCAAGGATTCGGGTGCTGATAATCCGTTCTCTTATGTCGGTAAGAATAACGTGATTGCTGGTGGTCGTCTGGTTCTTCGCAATTTCCTTTCTTCTCGCATGAAGCTGGAAGAGCTGAACTTTGCAATGACCTGCCTGTGGTTCATGGGTCATGGTGGTAACATCGCTAGGGATGGTATGGGCGGCACGCCGCTTAATGATGCCATCATGATTGCCCCGAAGGTCGTCAATGACTTTACGGTTCGCAATAAGCTGGAAATCACCAACGTGATTTGGTTGACCGATGGCGAGTCCAACGGTAGCCTGGGTATCAAGAATGAAACGACACCGCGAGTTCCTGGCAAGAACCGTCGTTATTTCTATGTTGATCCTATCACTCGCAAGACCTATGATTGGGAGCCCCATTCCTACTATGGGTCTGTCAATAACACCAATACGATCCTGCGTATCCTTAAGGATAGCACCAACTGCAATCTTGTTGGCTTCTATCTTCTCGGCGGTTCTTACAATCGTGTGGATCACATGTTCAATATCAGCAATGGTGATCGTGAAGTGGCGACTAAGGCTCGCAAGTTCTGGAGTGATAACAAGTTCTATCCTGTCAAGAGTGCTGGTTACGATGAATATTACATCATTGACGCCAACGCTATGCGGGATGATAGCAATGACCTTGCTATCGACAACTCGGGTGAAAAGAAGATGACCACCAAAAAGATGGTTTCCGCTTTCTCCAAGTTTGCCCAGAAAAAGACCGTCAATCGTGTTCTGCTCCGCCAGTTTGCGGAACGCATTAGCGGTCACTCTAAGAAGGTTGCGTAAAATCAAGGGGTTGCCGAGGTCAGAATAGCCCTTGACAACCCCACCCCTACCTGGTATAATGTATGCATAATGTGGAAAGTGAAAGGAAACGTTATGACTAAGGCTTCTAATTCCCGCACCGAGTTCCTCGACAAGGTTCGTTTCGAGTATGGTGCTATTCGTGAAATTTCTCGGGCGCAGATCAAGTCGGTCTGCGACAAGTATTCTCTTCCGTTCCCGACGTGGATCCGCAAAGATCCTGCCCGTCAGGTTTCTCGTGGCGTTTATGCTTTGACCGAGCATGGTGCATCGGCTACGGTTGCTGCGCCTGTCAAGGCTACCAAGCCTGCCAAGGTTGTAGCTCCGGTTGAGCAGCCTGCGGTTGCCGCTATGGCTCCGTCTGCAACTGTTGTTGCAATGACCGCTCCGTCGGTTCTTTCTCATACTGCGGAAATGTCCCTCGTTCCTGAAAAGGCTAAGGGCTACGTTCCGTTCGGTCACTTTGCCGACATTCGTTCCATCATCAAGTCCAAGAAGTTTTATCCGACCTATATCACCGGTCTTTCTGGCAACGGCAAGACCATGATGGTTGAGCAGATTTGCGCTCAGGAAAAGCGTGAAATGGTCCGTGTCAATATCACGATTGAAACTGACGAGGACGACCTTATCGGTGGTTTCCGTCTGGTCAATGGTGAGACTGTTTGGCAGGACGGTCCTGTTATCACGGCAATGACCCGTGGTGCAGTGCTGCTTCTGGACGAGGTTGACCTCGGTTCCAATAAGATGATGTGCCTCCAGCCTGTTCTGGAAGGTAAGTCGGTTTATCTCAAAAAGACTAATCGTGTGGTTCATCCTGCCCCAGGGTTCAATGTCATTGCGACTGCGAACACCAAGGGTAAGGGTTCCGACGATGGTCGCTTTATCGGCACCAACGTTATGAATGAAGCGTTCCTTGAGCGTTTCTCCATCACGATGGAGCAGGAGTATCCTGCTGCCAAAACCGAAACAAAGATCCTCACCAATGTTCTCGGTGCTTCTGGTATTGAGAATAAGGACTTTGTTGAAAAGCTGGTGACTTGGGCTGATGTTATCCGCAAGTCCTTCTACGAAGGTGCGCTTTCGGAAATCATTTCAACCCGTCGCCTTGTCCACATCTGCGAGGCTTTCTCTATCTTCGGTGAAAACAAGATGAAGGCAATTGAACTTTGCCTTAATCGTTTCGACGTTGATACCAAGAATGCCTTCCTCGAACTGTATAAGAAGGTTGATGAAACAGTTGATCCGCAACCTGTTCAGGAACAGGCGAGTGCCACGACTGATACAGAAGTGGCTTTCTGAGACGATTTTTGACAAGTCCTAATAGCTTGTCAAAACAAGAACCCCTGTGTATAATACAAACGACGTTGCAGGTTATACACAGGTCCTTTCCTTTCACTACCTGCAACGTCACCCTTTATAATGGAGATAATATAATATGGCTACACCTCGTAAGTCTCAGGTAGAGAAGATTGAAACCGTCCTTCGTAAGCATAACAAGGGCGCTGGCATTACGGCCCGTGCAGTGTCACGCCTTGCCAAGGTACCTTATGAGTCAGTTGCAAAGCGTGTTTCTGATCTACGTGAGTCCTATAACATTTACACCAACTACCGCAATGTTGATGGTAAGCGCACAGCTTTCTATCGCTTTGCAGACTAATACCTAAAAAAGTTTGCTATATAAGAGCGTGGGGCTTTCGGGCTCCACGCTTTTGTCGTATGGAGATACATAATGGAAATCAAAATTTCAACTGAGGAGTTGAGAAAGAAAAAGCTATTTGTGGCTACACCATGTTATGGTGGACAGTGCTTAGGTCTTTATACCAAAGCATGTTTAGACCTTCAAGCAATCTGCATTCAGTATGGTATCGAGTGCCGCTTTTCTTTCATCTTTAACGAATCCTTAATCACCAGAGCCCGCAACTATTTGGTCGATGAATTTCTGCGTTCTGGCTGCACCCATCTTCTATTCATTGACGCTGATATTAATTTCAATCCTCAAGATATCCTAGCTCTGCTAGCTCTTGATAAGGATATCATTGGCGGACCATATCCTAAGAAGTCCATCAACTGGACTAACATCGTAAACGCAATTCAGAAAAACACTGTCGTTGATGGTGATAAGGTTAAGCTACGTGATGGCTTCACGCCAAACGATCTTGATCAGATCACTGGTGACTTTGTTTTCAATCCTGTCCCTGGGACAACATCATTCCGAGTGACTGAGCCTGTCGAGGTTATGGAGATTGGCACAGGTTACATGATGGTCAAGCGTGAGGTGTTTGATAAGTTCAAGGAAGCATATCCTGAATTGAACTATAAGCCAGATCATGTTGGTCAGGCTAACTTTGATGGTTCACGTTACATTCATGCCTTCTTTGATACTGTCATTGATCCTGAATCCCATCGTTATCTTTCAGAAGATTACATGTTCTGTCAGTGGTCACGTAAGATCGGTATCAAGATTTGGCTATGCCCATGGATGAAAACAACCCACGTTGGAACATATGGCTTCCAAGGTGATCTTCCCGCAGTCGCAGCATTGAGTGGTAATCTAAGATGATCATAGGTCTTGTTGGATACATTGGATCCGGCAAGGGCACAGTTGGCGATATCCTAGTCCGTGAACATGGGTATCGCCAGTTTGCTTTTGCAGATGCACTAAAAGACGCAACCGCACAAATCTTTCTATGGCCTCGTGGATTGCTTGAAGGTGATAGTGAAGCCTCCAGAGCATTTCGTGAAAGAGTAGATGTTTGGTGGTCGCATAAACTTGGATATGAGGTTACGCCTCGTCTCATTCTCCAGAAGATGGGAACAGAAGCATGTCGCAATGGCATTGCTGATAACATCTGGATTGCTGCGCTTGAAAAGCGTATTCAGGGATATGATGATGTTGTTATCTCTGACGTTCGGTTTCCCAATGAAATCGATTTTGTTCGCAGTGCTGGCGGCGTCATTGTTCGTGTCAAGAGAGGCGAAGATCCTTCAATAGAAGCTAGAGCCAAGATGCATGTATCAGAAACTGCATGGAATGATACGGTTCCAGACATTCTAATTGAGAACGAAGGAACGATTGATGATCTTAAATCTAAAGTGAAATCTATCTTGACATTTGAAGATAAAAAGACTACAATCTTTCATCATCCAGTTTAACAAGGAGTATAATATGAAATTCAGTGATCAAACCTTAGCCGTTCTCAAAAACTTTGCTTCCATTAATTCAGGCGTTGTTCTTAATGCTGGCAAGGTACAGAAAACAATCTCACCTGAAAAGTCGATTCTTGTGGAAGCAACTCTAGAGGACGAGATTCCAAGTCAGTTCGGTATCTATGACCTCAATCAGTTCCTAGGTAACGTAACAACCCTACGCAACCCAGAGCTAACCTTTTCCACGGAAGCTGTGAAGCTAGATGATGGCGAACTATCATTCGACTATCATGCATGTTCCGCAAATCTCATTATCACACCGCCAGAGAAGGAACTAGTCCTTAAGAATGTGGACGTTACATTCTCTCTACCAAACGTAACTTTGCAGAAGCTAATCAAGGTTGCAACAATGAATAGCCTTCCAAATCTATCAGTAGTTGGTAAGAATGGTGAGCTACATCTAAAGATCCATGAACGTGCTAACGATACTTCCAATCATGGTTCAATCAAGATCGGTGACTATGCTGGTCAGGACTTTACAGCATCATTCAAAACTGATAATCTAAAGCTACTTCCTGATGACTACAATGTGGAAATTCAGAAGGGTGCGTTTGCCAAGTTTGTAAACGCTGCCGGCAATCTAAAGTATTTCATTGCACTGGAGACCAAGTAATGGGTGAGGTTCTTTTAGGAACAGCATTAGGAATGTTGATTGCTGTCGCTATGATGGCAGCCTTTCCTGGTGGTCCATCAGCGTCCGAAAAGTATATGAACAAGTGCCGTGAAGCTGGTGGTGTTCCAGCTATCACAGCCAGAGGTCCTGATGTTTGTTTGAACCCAAGTGCCCTTATCAAAGGAGTAGAATAATGAGTATGGTTGGTCACAATTCACCGACGATGAATATCGAGGCATTATCACCTGAGGATCGTAAGGTTCTTCGCAAGGCTATTCTTGAAATGAATGACTCCATGACAAGAGCAGGTGCTGAGCGTGAATTGCAGAAGGAGATCCTAAACGAAACCTTCAGCAAGATTGGTGTTGATAAGAAGCTAATCCGTCGCATGGCTAAGGTTTACTTCAAGGCTAACTTCAATGATGAAGTGGAAGAGAATAACACATTCGAAACCTTCTATGATGAAATCATGAGAAAGACTGCTACCTAATGAGTGACCTCGGTGACATGATCGCCTATGAGTTAGGTAAATGGATTATAGCGGCGATTGTCATTGCCGCTGTAGTTTTTGGTGGTATTGGATTCCTGATAGGGAAGTTTATATAATGAGTGATTATCTTTATGTTGAGAAATATCGTCCTCACAAGATTGAGGACTGTATTCTCCCTGATCGCCTTAAGAAAGTGTTTCAGGAGTATGTGAATCAAGGTGAGTTTCAACATTTGCTTTTGACAGGTCCTGCTGGTTGCGGTAAGACAACTGTTGCAAAGGCGCTATGTGAGGAACTTGGACTAAATCATCTGTTCATCAATGCATCCGATGAACGTGGTGTGGACACGTTGCGAACCAAGATCAAAGGCTATGCGTCAACTGTATCTCTTACAGGTGGCCGCAAGGTTATCATCATGGACGAAGCTGATTACTTGACGCCAGAAGCGCAAGCAGCTTTCCGTGGCACGATTGAGGAGTTCGGTGGTAACTGTTCTTTCATCTTCACCTGTAATTTCAAAGCCAAGATTATGGACGCAATCCATTCTCGATGTGCGGTTGTTGACTTTGCACTCAAAGGCGAAGAACGTGCCAAGATGGCGTCTCAGATGTTCAAGCGTATTACAAACATCTTAGCGCAGGAAGGAATTGAATATGACAAGCAGGTTGTTATCAAGGTCGTTGAAAAGTATTTTCCAGACTATCGTAGGACTCTTAATGAGCTACAACGGCATTCTGTTTCTGGAAGCATTGACGCTGGTATTCTTCCTCAACTTGATAGCGTTCGCAGCCTCAATGAACTAATCAAGTCTCTCAAGGAGAAAGACTTTACAACTATGCGTAAGTGGGTCGTATCAAATTCTGATATCGATCCAGCCCGCATTTATCGTTCTGTCTATGATGGCTTGAATGAGTATCTAAAGCCTGCTAGTATCCCAGCAGCTGTTGTAACGCTAGCCAAGTATCAGTATCAGGCAGCGTTCGTTGCAGACCAGGAACTAAATCTTGTGGCATGTCTTACAGAAATCATGGTCGAATGTGAAGTCAAATGAGCAAGAATGGTTTTAAGAAGCTGCTAGCCAATGTGAAGATGAATGGTCTAAGTCAAGATGAAAATGGCGACTGGACTATTATCAAATCTTCTACAAACAAGAAACGGATGCAAGGCGTCGCCTCTGGAAGATGGTGGGGCGCCTTGCCCAATTCTAAAGTTTGGACGCCTAGCAAGGTAATGATAACCGAAGCAGACCTTCGACAAGTTTGGAAAAGACAAGATGGTCGTTGCTATTGGTTTGACATACCTCTTGATATGAATCTTCTTTTCTCGGATTCTCTAGAATACATTCCCAAGCATCCTCTAGCACCATCTGTCGATAAGATAGATGATAAGGATGATTATACGATTGACAATATCGTTATATGCTGTAGACTAGCAAACTTCGGGAGAAACGTTTGTCCTGCTGACAAGTTTAGGGACATTGTTGATGTGGTGACGAAGAAAAAGCAAGTTCACTCCCTAGAAGACTTCATGGAGTAATTAGTGACCGACGTATTCAAAGATATCATTCCTTCTATTCTACAAACCAAGAAAAACGTCCTTGAGGATGAAAAGAAGTATCCTGCTTTTGTGGTGAACCGAGCAATCTCGTTTCACTATGATTGTGTTAT